GAAGATATTCACCTAACAGATAATGATTCAGATACGGAATATCTAGTCAAAATGACTGAAGAAGAGGAATTGACTGAAATTACTGAAGACCTCGATGATAAAGTTAGTGATGATGAAGTTGCTAGAGTAATCAAAAGTATCTTCAAAGAAGACGATTCTGAAGAATCAGATTACACAGAAGAAATCGATGAATCAGATTACACAGAAGAAATGGATGAAGAAGAGGTAGTTTATGAAATTGAATTTACCGAATCTGACGACATGGACGAATCTGAAAATATTGAAGAATCTGAAGATGATGATGACGATGAAGAAGACGACGATGATGATAATGATGGTGAAATCGATGAAACTGAAGAACACGAAGGTTGGCACATGGACGAATCTTATAGCCACAAAAAAGCTAAAAAGGTTGAGACTAAAGAAAGTAAAATGTCAGTAAAACCTAAAGGTGTCGGAATTGGTAAGCCTAAGTTCTCATACAAAAAGACTTCTGGAGGATTCAAAGAGGATAAGAAAGAAGGTCCAAAAACTATGGGTACTGGTAAAGCGAAATTCGAGTACAAAGAAGGTGAAAATATGGAAGGTAAAGGTAAAGTTGTAAAGAAGGCAGAAACTAAAGAAGCTGCAAGAACTTTGGGTATGGGTTCAGACTTCAGAAAAGGTGGTCTTCCTAAACCAAGAGCTCACTCAAGTGCAAATTTAAACCTTGAAGGCCTTGAAACAGAAGTTAGTTCGTTGAGAGAAAAAAATGAAGAATATAGAAAAGCGTTAAATGTATTTAGAGAGAAACTTAATGAAGTTGCAATCTTCAATTCAAATTTAGCATATGCTACTAGATTGTTCACAGAACATTCAACAACTAAAAAAGAAAAAATAAACATTCTTAGAAGATTTGACGGAGTTGAATCACTTAAAGAGTCAAAATCTCTTTACAGAGTCATCAAAGAAGAACTATCTAAGACTGAAACTAAATCATTGAATGAGACTGTTGAACACAAATTAAATCAATCAGTTCAAACAGGTTCATCAACGACATTAATCGAAAGTAAAACTTATGAGGCTCCTCAGTTCTTAAGAATCAAAGACCTTATGACTAAAATCGGTTAATAAAAATTAAATAAACACTTAAAAAATAAAATTCACAAACATGGGAGCTTTATTAGAATCAGGTCTTGTTGGTAATATTGGTCTTAAGCACCTCAAAGTTATCAAAGAAGACACAATCAACAAATGGGACAGTTTAGGTTTCTTAGAAGGACTTAAAGGTCACCAAAAAGAAAATGTAGCTCAGTTGTATGAAAACCAAGCATCTCATCTTATCAATGAGGCTTCAACTACATCTGACTCAGGTTCTTTCGAAACAGTTGTTTTCCCAATCATTAGAAGAGTATTCTCTAAATTATTGGCTAACGACATCGTATCTGTACAAGCTATGAACCTACCAATCGGTAAATTGTTCTATTTTGTACCAAACATTCAGAATTATCAGAATGCGGACAATCAACACTATGCACCTTACGGAGCACCAAACGGTCCAACTGACCCAAATGCAGGTTACAATTGGAACAGTGGAAGAGACCTTTATGATAGATTTTATGAAGGTAATGAACCAGCATTAGACCCACCAGGTCTTTTCGATTACTCAAAAGGTCAGTTTTCAGCAATCACAGGTGTTGCTGTTACTGCACAATGGAACAGTACAACATTAAATTTGGACCCAACTGCTTATGCTCAAAACGCATACAGAAAAGTTCTTTTGATTATGTCTGGTTTCGCTTCTGACGCAGCTGGTAAACTTATCGGTCCTGATGGTAACCCAATCGACAACGAATCTTTCTTGTCTGATTTGACTATCTATGGTTCTTTAAGCAATGCATTCACTTCAGCAAATACTACAAATCCTTATCTTTTCAGAGTTGTAACTCAGAGATATGGTAAAGGTATTGTACAGTATGGTAATAACAACTCTACATTATTGTTCCCTGACTCAAAAACAGGTGGTGGTCAATACGACAACATTTGTGATGTAAACGGAAACATCTATTTAGAAGTTGACCTTCAGGTTCCTTGTGAGGTAGGTGCTGATTCACTTGACGGATACTCAGGTTCTACATTCTCATCTACACCGGGAGACAACCAAGCGTTCGTACCTGTGTATAGAATCTATAAGAATCTTGAATTCGAAGATAGAATTGGTGAGGTTTCATTCGACCTACAATCAGTAACAGTTTCTGTAACTGAAAGAAAATTAAGAGCACAATGGTCACCAGAAATGGCACAAGACGTTGCGGCTTTCCACAACATCGACGCTGAAGCTGAATTGACAGCTTTATTGTCAGAGCAAGTTGCGGCTGAAATCGATAGAGAAATCTTGAGAGACCTTAGAAAAGGTGCAGCATGGAACTTAAGATGGGATTACAACGGTTGGAAGAGATTGGGAACTAACGCTGTTCCTTACACTCAGAAAGACTGGAACCAAACTCTTATCACAGCAATCAACCAAATTTCTGCACAAATCCACAAATCAACTCTTAGAGGTGGTGCTAACTGGATTGTAGTGTCTTCTGAAATTTCTGCGATTTTTGATGACTTAGAGTATTTCCACGTTTCAAACGCGGCTCCTGAGCAAGACCAATACAACATGGGTATTGAAAGAATCGGTACTCTTGCAGGTCGTTATCAGGTGTATAGAGACCCTTACTTCCCAGCAAACCAAGTTCTTCTTGGACACAAAGGAACGTCTCTATTGGACACTGGTTACATCTACGCACCATATGTACCTTTACAACTTACTCCAACAATGTATAATCCATTCAACTTCACACCTATCAAGGGTATCATGACTAGATACGCTAAGAAAATGGTCAACAACCGTTTCTATGGTAGAGTAACAGTTGATGGTGTTAGAACATTCGATTTGAAAGAGTTGAGATAGTATGGTCTGAACCAAAATATAAAGGGTCCTTCGGGACCCTTTTTTTTTAATATAGTATTTGATTGTTCTTTTCTAAGATTTTATATCCCATTTTAATTCTTGGTTCTAATTGGAGTATAGAAAATCCTACAATTTCCTTAATCTCCAAAATAATTTGGTTATTTTCACCTTCCAATTTTATATTATCAAAATAGGTATATCTATTTTTTTCGAAGTCCTTTTTTATTAATTTGAATGAGGAATCAAAAGATATAAGTTCGTCAGATAATCTTTCCAAGTGAAGAAGGTGAGGAGACAATTTTTTATTTAAAAAACTTGATTCAACTTTTTGAAGGTATGCAAATAAGAGGTATTGTTTGTGTTCGAAATCGACAGGTGATTCAATAAACCAAGTAGGAGACAATAGTTCCTTCATGATGAGATTATTTACACTTGATTCTGATTTTGATTTGGATTTTTTTGTTTGGCTAAGTCATTGAACTGATTAATCATGATTTCAAAATCTTGAAATCCATTTTTTGCCCAACAGAGCAAAATAAATAACATATCACTTTCTATCCAACTTAGATTAAAGTCAGTTATTTTTCTTTTTAGATATTTTTTTATATCTAAATCTTTGATTTTTAAAAATAAATCTTTGAAAAATTTAATTTCAATTTTTTGAGAGGGATTAGTCAATCCATAATACTCGCGCATACCAGAAATTCTAGCCATCGTTTCTTTATCGCTACAGGCATATTGGTCATTAAATCCTGATGAATTTACCAAATTTGATAAGTTAGTTGAAATTTTATTAAATTGAGATGAGCTAATACCTAATTGCTGTGATAGTTTTTTTATGTTTTTGTTTCCTCTTACTTTAACATCTATCTCAGTATCTGTGTTGTTAAGACTCTTGTTTATTGATTCTTTACTATTAGCACGAGTAATATTGTCCAAACAATGCTGTATTTCGTGAATTAATATAGATTTAATACCCCCTCTTTTAAGGGTTTTTTGATTTTGTTTCGGATTGAAGCAATTTATATAAACTTTTTTTGGTTCTTGCCTTCTTACAAATGCTTGAGCTGCTATGTGCGAAAGGTCATGTTGAGGAAGTAAAGCTTCAAATTCTTGAAAAGTTGGTATATATTTCAATTCTATTTCTGAAAGGAATGAAACCCATTCTTTTATTTTTTGATTTGAAGTTACATCATCCCAACCGTTATTTTTTTTTATTTTTTCTTTAAATTGTGGAGATAATATCCAGTTTTTGTGATAATTAATTGCCTCTTGAAAAAGACTCTCAGAATAGGTAGTTTTACAAAAATTTAAATTATTTTCATATTGTGAACTTTCTTGTTCACTTAACAATCCCATTATTTTTTTAATTTTGAATATATTTTCATTCAAGTCCATACCATATAAATAGTTCTTATCTTCCTTTGATTGAAAATAGATTAACTGAAACACAAAAGTTTTTTTTTGAACTATTTAATTCTACTTTTTACAAAAAATCGATTCTTTTCCGTAATATAAACAACGGAGGATTGATAATTCTTTACGATGTCCTTCAAATCTATCGTCAGCAGTACACCTGTGACCGTTAATTATGGCTCGAGTTAGTTCTAACTCAAGTTCAATTATTTTCGACATTATCTGATTTTTTTCCTGTTGTGTCATCATAAGAATATATTTCTTTATTAAGTATTCTCAAACTCTTCGAGAGTATTTCTGATTCTGTGAGGGAAAAAATATTTTTGGAATAGGCAAAATTTAGTGCCTGAGTAATCATATAGGTTGATTCTCTTATAGACAATTTATCAATCATCAATTCAATCGATTCGTTTGAATAGTAAGGTATACTTTCAAATAAAAACCCTTTGGGAGATTCGTGTTCCATATTTAAAATATAGTGTATTTATTATATATGATAAATAGAAATATTTATGAAGCGACGGGTGTGGGTTCTTCAGGTAAATTCAAAGTACCAATTGTGTTAGCCCCTCAGAAATGGATGGAAGACCAATTGGGTCCATTCACTGAGCCGGTTTATAATTATACAAATGCCGAGTTAGCTTATGAAGAAGCGGATGGAGATTATAAAGAATCTTC